TACGGGGTCGCGGCCCTGGCGCTGACGGGCGCGCTCGCGGTCGAGTGGGCGATGTTCGCTTGGCACCGCGCCTCGGTCCGGACCCACCTCCGGCGCGCGCTCGGGGCCGGCGAGTGACCTCGCCGCCGCCCGGGCGGGTCGAGCCGCTCTTCGCCACCCTCCGGAAGGCCGGGTACGACCGCTCGGGAGCCTGCGCGGACTGCGGGGCAGCCTTGGCGCCAGGGTCGACCGGGCTGATCGGGGGGTCGCTGGACTTCGCGCGCAAGGACTTGGCGTGAGCCCTCGGGTTAAGTACGACCCCAACCAGCCGCGAGACGACCAGGGGCAGTGGACCTCGGGGTGGTCTGCGACGATGCCGGAGGCTGACGCGCGGGCGTTCGTGGCCGGGACGGCGTTCGAGGGAAGCACCATGCACCACTTCACCTCCGAGCGCGGCGCGGCCGGCATCCGGTCCGAGGGCGCGAGGATGAACGAGGGAATTTTCGGCGTGGGGTTCTACACCTACAAAGACGCCCTGCCGAGCGATTCGATGATAGGAAGAACACATAAGCTTGACGTCGTGATTCGGTCCGAGAAGCCGTTCGCGGTCCGCAGTATCCCCGACATGGAGAGGAAGCTCCAGGCCGCCGGGGTCGACACGAACCCGCGCGGTCGCCGCCTCGACGTGACCGCGGAGCTGACGAAGCTCGGGTACGACAGCGTGCTGGTCGAGAACAGGCTGGGCCCGCACTACGTGATGGCGTTCCGGCGCGAGCAGATCGTGGTGATCGACCGGTGAGCGCGCCGCTCTGCCTCACCTGCGTGCGCCTGCGGCGCGACGACGCCGCCGCCTGCGACGCCTACCCGAACGGCATCCCGCTCGAGATCGTGGGCGGCGAGGTCCAGCACGACGCTCCGTACCCAGGAGACGGGGGGCTCCAGTACCTCCGGCTGGGGGAGGAGGCCGCGCCGCCGGGGAGGGCGAAGCGCCTCCGCGCCGCGGGGTCCGAGGACGACCCGCTCGTCACGCGCCTCGCGGCCCGCCTGGAGCCCGCGATGCGGCGCGCCTTCCTGGCGGCCGTCCGGGGGGCGGCCGGGGCGGTCGACCTCGCGGCCCTCGAGTCCGCGCTCGCCTCGGGTCAAGTCTCGGCCGCCGAGGCGGTGCTCCAGCTCGAGCGGATGGGCGAGGCCCTGCGGGCCGCCGCCGACCCACTGCTCGGCCGCACGTTCGTGCTGGGGGTGGCGGCCGGCGCCCAGGCGGCGAACCTCCGGTCGGGGCTCGCGTACGGGTTCGACCTCGTGAACCCCGAGTCCATCGCGTGGGTCCGGGCCCGGGGCGCCCAGCTCGTGACGGAGGTCGACCAGTCGACGCGGCGGGCGATCCAGGAGATGGTCGAGGCCGGGATCCGAGAGGGGCGAGCCCCCGACGTGCTGGCGCGCGAGATCGTCGAGATCGTGGGACTCAGGAGCGACCAAGTGGCGGCCGTCGAGCGTTTCCGCGCCCGGCTCGCGGCCCAGGGGGTGGCGCCAGCCCGGGCCGAGGCGCGGGCGGCCAAGTATGCGGACGCCCAGCTCCGGTGGCGCGGGGAGCTGATTGCCCGGACCGAGACCCAGGCGGCGGCGAACGCGGGGCAGACCCAGCTCTGGCAGGCGGCGGCTCGGGCCGGGGACCTTGACCCCGGCCGGACGCGCCGGGTCTGGATCGCGACGCACGATGACCGCCTCGATCAGGTCGTGTGCGAGCCGCTCGACGGCGTGGAGGCGGAGCTCGGCGGGGCTTTCGTCCACCCGTGGAGTGGCGTCGAGTACCGGGACCCGCCAGGGCATCCGGCGTGCAGATGCGGAACTGGGTTGGTGTTCAAGTAACCCTTCCCGTTAAGGCGGGATAATAGAGATCAATGGAACACCTTCCAGACTCCGGATATACGTCGTGCCCCGCCTGCGGGCAGCCCGCCCAGGCGGTGATCGTGGAGCTGGTGGCCTCGGCCGAGGAGCCGCTGCTCCGGCGCGTGGCGACCTACTCTCACGGGCGCGTGGAGGAGGGGGCGGTGTGACGAACGGCGAGGCACTGGTGCGGGGCGCCGAGCAAAGAGGCCTCCTGGTGGTGGGGGTAATGGGGTTCCGGAACAACGGCGACTTCTCGCTCGCGGTCTCGAACACATTCCGGGAGTGGTTGCGCGAGGAGCTGGGGCGGGCCGACAGGGTCGCGGAGGTGGTGGCCGGCCTCGTGCGGAACGCCGCCGCGAAGCCGCTTGACGATCTCGAGATGGTGTGGAACGTAGGGGAGGGCGAGTGATGCGGATCGACAAGACGCTCACAGTCGAGGGGTTCTCAACCTACACGGAGGAGGACTCGTGACTGCCACACTCTCGATCATCCTGTGGCTCTCGGCCTCGTTCGGGGGCCCGACCATCGTGGCGCGGGACCTCGCGTTCGAGAGCCCGGCGGCGTGCGGGCGGTTCGTGCAGACGCTCGAGCGCGCCACCATCCGGCACGAGGTCCTGCGGCCCTGCGACCCGCCGCCCCCGCCGAGGCCGGACCCCGCCGCGCCGGCGGCCGAGGAGCCGCCGGACTCCGAGATCCCGGGCTGGGGGCCGGAGCCGCAGTCGTGACCGGGATGGAGTCCTGGCACTCCTACCCCTCCGTCTACGCGATGGGGCACCGGGCAGTGCGCGACATCCTCTCGGGCCCGGTGACGGTGCAGGAGAAGGTGGACGGGAGCCAGTTCTCGTTTGGCTTCTTCCCGGGCGGCGACGCCGAGCCCCTCCGGGCGCGCTCGAAGGGTGCCCAGCTCGACGTGCTGGCGCCGGAGAAGATGTTCCGGCGGGCCGTCGAGATCGTCCGGGCCCTCCCGCTCCGCGAGGGGTGGACCTACCGCGGCGAGTACCTGGCGAAGCCGAAGCACAACGCCCTCGCCTACGACCGCGTCCCGGCGGGCCACGTCATCCTGTTCGACATCAACGTGGGGCACGAGGACTACCTCCCCTACGACGCCGTGCGCGAGGAGGCGGAGCGGCTCGGGCTGGAGGCTGTACCGCGCCTCCACGAAGGGGTGGTCGCGGACATCGAGGTGTTCCGCGAGCTGCTGTCCCGCACCTCCGTCCTCGGTGGCCAGCCGGTCGAGGGCGTTGTCGTGAAGAACTACGCGCTCTACGGGCCCGACAAGAAGGTGCTGATGGCGAAGTACGTCTCGGAGCGCTTCAAGGAGGTCCACGCCGCGGAGTGGAGGGTCAGTAACCCGGGCGCTGGCGACGTGGTCCAGGCGTTGGTCGCCGCCTACCGGACGCCGGCGCGGTGGCAGAAGGCCGTCCAGCACCTGCGCGAGGCCGGGACCCTGGAGCAGTCGCCGCGCGACATCGGGGCGCTGTTCCGGGAGGTGCCGGCCGACGTGCGGCGGGAGCTGGAGGGCGAGATCAAGGAGCGGCTCTTCGCGTGGGCGTGGCCCAAGGTGTCGCGCGGGATCACGGCGGGGCTTGCGGAGTGGTACAAGGACGAGCTGTTGCGCCAGCAGTTCGAGGCCTCTGAGTGAGCCCGCGCGGCGCTTGGCTGCTGGCCGTCGCGCTGGTGGCGGCGGCCTGCGGGTGGGGCGTGTACCTGACGGGCTCCCCGTGGGCGCTCCTGCCGCTCGCGCTCCCGTTCGTGCGGGTGCCGTGGGGCGACGAGGACGGGGAGGGCGGCGCCCTGCCCGAGGACGCGGACCGGAAGCGCCGGGAGGTCGAGCTGGCGCTCGGGCCGCGGGTCCCCGAGATGCGGCGGGCCGCGGACCCGCCCGGCGCCCCGCTTGACGGCGGGGACGAGGCGTGGCGCGCCGGACCCCCGTTCGCCCACTCGCTATGGGGGTACCGTTATCCCCGTGGCGGGGTCATCGTCCCGGAGGCGGATACCTCGTGATGGGGTACCGGGGCGCGTGGCACTCCGTGCTGCCGCCGCCCCCGGACAAGTGCGCCTCGTGCGGGGCCGTGGCGGCCGGGCAGTCGGACGTGATCGAGATGGTGCCGACGAAGCAATTGGTGATTCCCGATATCACGTCCGGTACAAACTCATGACCTGGGTGGAGGCCCTGACGCTGCTGGGTTTCATGGCAGCGATCGTGCTTGTGGGAGTCCTGATCGTTGCGTTCGTGTTTGGCGCCATAATGCGGTGGTGTCCACCGAGGAGGAAGCCATGAGGAAGTCGGTGCTCGCGCTGCTCGTTCTCGCTGCTGCGTTCGTGTTTCCTCTACCCGCCGAGGCGGGCTACGAGGACCTGTTCCGGGACGTCCGGGCCGCCGCGTGGGCGGTGTACGTCCGGACCTCGGGCGGGATGAACGCGATCTGCTCCGCGAGCGCCTACAGCTCGCGGGCGGGCGCGACCTACATGCTGACGGCCGGGCACTGCTTCCTCGGGTCAGACCTCCTGCGGACCGACTTCCTGGTCACGCAAGACCACCGGAACTTCGTCCGCGCGAACCTCCACCGTACCGGCCTCCGGGCGCGTGGGCCCGACAAGGCGATGTCGACGTCCTTGGACGACTACCGGGGCAACGACTGGGCCGTGATCCGTGCGGAGATCGGCCCCGTCCCGACCCTGCCGCTGGGCGACGCCCGCGCGCTGACGATTGGCGAGGACCTCGTGGTGGTGGGGGTGCCGTTCGGGATGGACTTCCTGGCGGTCCAGGGGATCGTCGGGAGCCTGGACGTCAGCCTGAGCCAGTACGTGTGGAACCACTACTACGGGGCGAACGTGTTCGTCGCGGGTGGCAACAGCGGGTCCGGGGTGGTGTCGGTCCGGCAGCGGGCCCTGGTCGGGATCGTCGACGCCGGGCCGGGGTCGCAGTCCAGCATGATGATCTTCGCTCCCGTCCACCTCATGGAGGTCGACACCGCCGGAGAGCCGCGTGGCGGGTACGTGCCCGACCCGTTCGCCGAGAAGGAGGCCGCGCCGTGAGGGCGCGGAGCTGGCCGACGATCCCGCCCGACCCGCCGCCTTCGCCGCCGTCCTCTCTGCCGCCGGCGCTCGCGGAGCGCGTCGAGCGGGCCCGGATCTCGAAACAGGCGGCACAGAACGCTTTTCGGTTTTCGCTTCTACGCTGCACGCTCGCCGGCCGGTGGGCCCCGATGGGCTGGAGCCCCAGCTACCCGCTCCCCCGGAAGCTCGTGGTATTCCGGCCGTGAGGTACGTCCCGGAGGCTCTGGCCGTTCTCTTCGCCGGCGTCGCGTGGATCCTGTTCGCGGACGAGCCGGACCTCGCCGACGCGCTGGCGGCGTGGCTCCGGGGCTCCGGGGTCTGCCCGTAGTGGGGGAGCTCGACGCGCGCGCCGACCTGCGGGCCGCGGTCCGGCGCCTGCTGGCGGCCGCCCGGGGCAGCGAGCCGGAGGTGGCGGTCCGGCGCCGGGACGTCGAGATCTTGCTCGCCGCGGCGTCGGCCCGCCTGGCGCCCGAGAAGCCGTGGCTCCACCCGGAGCAGCGGTGAGCGAGCGGTTCGTCCAGTCCTCCCAGCTCGAGCCCCTGCGCCGAGCCGGCGTGCCGGTCGAGGCGCTCTGGCACGTGATCGCGCGGCTGCTGGGGACCCGGCTCGTGCGCGACCCGTCCGGGCCCACGGCGCCCAGCCTTGACGGCCCGGCGAAGCTGTTCCCGGAGGGGCGATGACCTACGACAAGGCGCACTACGGCCGCGAGGAGGTCGTCGAGGACCCGGAGCGCGGCGACGTCCGGTGCGGGCACCGCAGGGTCGCGATCATCGGGACGGGACCGGGGCGCGAGGGGGCCCCGTACCTGGAGGACGACTGGTGCGTCTGGGCCCTGAACGAGATCCGGCAGCCGACCTTCACCCGCCACTGGGAGCTCCACCCGCGCCGGGTCCAGAGTGCGCACGACTTCCGGGCGCTCGCCGCGATCCGGCAGCCCTGCTACGTGCTGGACCCCGCCGAGTGGGGGCCGGGCGAGGTCCCGAGCCCCGCGCGGTACCCGCTCGACCGCTTGCGGGCGGCCGGGATGCGGCGGTACTTCTCGTGCACGTTCGCGTACCAGGTCGCGCTCGCGGTCCTGGAGGGGTTCGAGGAGCTGGGGCTGTGGGGCGTCCAGCTCCAGCTCGGGACGCCGCGCGAGCGCCTGGTGGAGCGCCGGTGCGTTGACTACTGGCTCGGGTACGCCGAGGGCCGGGGTCTGCGGGTCTTACAGGACAGCGGGCTGGCGTGGCAGCCGCGCCTCTACGGGTACGACTACGAGGACGAGCTCCTGGACTCGCGGGCCGAGGTGCGGGCCCTCCTGGCGGTCGAGGCCGAGCAGCGGCGGGCGGGCCAGTGAGGGCGTCGCCCCGCGAGGTCGAGGTCCGGCAGAGCGCCCGCGCCGTCACGGTCACGGTCCCGACCCCGACGCTCCGGTACCTGGACGAGTTCCTCGGGCTCAAGTGCCGCGACGACCTCCTGCGGCTCGGGCTGTTCCCGAACGCCAAGGAGATCACCGAGAGCCTGGCGGCCTACCACGCCGTTAAGCGGACGCTGGGCGACGTCCGGGACCTCGGGGACCCGCGCCGGACCGCTGTGGTGGTGGGGGATGGCTGCACGCCCCGCACGGCGGCCGTCCTGGCGTTCCGGACGCGCTGGCGCGTCTATAGCGTCGACCCCCAGCTCCGGAAGTACGAGGGGTGGGCCGGAGTCGAGCGCCTGACGGTCGTCCCGTTCCGGGTCGAGGACTGGTCCCTCACGCTCGACGGCCCGGCGGTCGTGGTGGCGGTTCACTCCCACGCGTCGCTCGGCGAGGCGGTCCTGCGGGTCCGGGCCCCGGAGCTCGCGGTCATCGCGATCCCGTGCTGCGCGCCGCAGGAGGTTGGTTCCCTGCCGGACCTCGAGTACCGGGACTGGGGGGTCTGGAGCGAGAAGCGGACCGTCCGGGTCTGGAGGCATGTGGCGGCGCTGTAGACGCGCGGCGTCACACGGAGGGCCCGTCAACAGTCACGGTCACGCGGATTTAGGTTGATGCCCTGGCTCCTGTTTCTCATCATGGTGGTGTCTCCCGGCACGTTGGAAATCCGTGCCGTGCCTGTCGAGACGCGTGCAGAGTGCCAGGAGCTGGCCAATACCCTCATCCGGGCCAGTCAGGGCCGCGTGTGGGCCATCTGTGAGCCACAGGCATGAGGATGGCTGGGGACCGCCCCTCAAGGGGAGTCATCATCGCCCGGTGGGATAAGAGAAGAAGAGCGGCGAGCCCGGCGGGCGCATGAAATCCGTAGCCCGATTTAGCCGCCGCTCAAGGGCGCAATCCCCAACACCATACGGGAGGCTCCACATGAGGAAGAAAGCGCAGGATGCCGAGGTCACCGACCTCCTCCTTAGCCGGATCATCACGCTCGGGCGCATCCGGTTCGACTTCCAACAGGGGCGTGTCGCGGAGGGCAACCACCTCAAGGCAATGCTTCGGAAGTTCCGGGGCACGAAGGAGGTGCCCGCGCGGTGGAGGGCTGACCCCCTCGTCGTCGAGGCATTCACGTATTCGTACCGCGCGGCGTTCGAGGCCCTCGAGAAAGGGGAAAAGGAAATCTCCATGCGGCTCCGGGGCCACGTCCAGGACTATCCGGTAGCCCGCGCGTTCGTCGACGGGCACCGGGGAATCGGCTACGAAGGACTCGGGATGATCCTGGCCTTTTTGCCGGGTGGTGACCTCACGCTGTTCAAGAGCCCCGGCGCCCTCTGGGCCTACTGCGGGTACGGGGTCACGGCGGAGGGCCGGGCCCCGAAGCGCCTGCGGGGCGTTTCGGGGGGCATGAGCTACAGCCCGAAGGCCCGGACCGTTCTCTACCGGCAGGCCGCGACCGCCATGCGGGGGACGGGACCGTACCGGGACCTGTACGACCAGGCCCGGGCCGCAGTGCTGGCCCGCCCCCGGGTCGGGCCCTCCGAGTGCCCGTTCGGGGTCGAGCATACGGGCTTCGAGCGGCAGGAGGAAGTGAGCGCCGACGGAGTCGTGGAGCGCCGCCGAGTGGACGACTCGAAGAAGGTGCGCCCGTGCTTCCAGCCTTGCCCGGGCCCGAAGCGTAAGGGGCACGAGGCGTGCCCGCCAGGTGCCGAGCACAGCGGGCATGTTCACGCCCACGTGCTCCGGATCGTGGCGAAGCGCATCCTGAAGGACCTGTGGATCGCGTTCAACCCGGAGCGGGCGGAGCTCGGCCGGTGAGCTTGGACCGCTGGGGAGCCCGAAACGCGCATGAAATCCGTACCTTGCTTTGGCCCCCGGCACTCATCCTCTCGGTGCGGCGAGCCCGCACCGGCGGCTTGAAAACCGGGAACCTTCTAAGCCGCCGCACCACGAAAGTGAAACAGGAGCGCGAGCCCGTACTGCCGGTGAAATCCGCTGATGCCTTTAGCCGCGCTGTTAAGGTGGAGAGACGGGGGTGTGAGCCCGAGCGTCGGGTGAAATCCGAAGGCCGCGTTTAGCCACACCCTCATGCAGTGAACTTCAACGAGTAGGAGGCCGACGCGATGGACGCGAAAGAGGTCTTCGAGTGGATGGATGCCAAGGTCAATGGCGGGAAGACAACCGGGGAGGCGGCCGAGGCTGGGCTCCGGTACTTCGCCGACACGGCGGCGCGAGCGCGCGACCTGTTGGTGAACGTTCTGGGGGTCGAAGCGCTCCGGCAGTTCTACTTGGACGTGCACCGTACCTACCGGAACATGGTGCTCTACTCCACGACGCCGCCGGGCACCCCAGAGAAGCGGCCGGCCGCCTCACGGGCCAACGCCGCGATCGCGAGCCTCTCCGACGACCCCGGGAACATCGGACTCAGCGTGCCGGGGTACGGGTTCATGAAGTTCAACGACATGCTGGCCCGCCACCTGGAGGCTGTCCGGGAGGGGTACGGGCAGCGGGCCGAGGCGATGGTCTCGCGGGAGAAGTGGTGGGGGCGTCTCATCCGCGAGACGGCCGCCCGGATGGGGGACCGCCGGACGTTCGGCAAGGCCTTCTCGCTCGCGGAGCGGAAGCACCTCCTGCAGGGGGTCACGGAGGCGATCAACTAGGGTGTCTCCCGGGGGCGCGGCGAGCCCCGTAGCCCGATTGAAATCCGCCGGGCGCATGAGCCGCCGCGCTTCTGTGGGGAAGTGAGAAGATATGGGTGGCGAGCCCGTAGATGGGATGAAATCCGTGGTTCTTTTTAGCCGCCGCCCTGAAAGAATCAAGACTGGTGGTGCGAGCTCGGGCGATCAGTGAAATCCGTGGTGCGCTTTAGCCGCACCACCAGAGCTTGAGCCCGGGCATCTTGTGAATTCCGTGGATCGCTTTAGCCACCCTCCAAGAAGGAAGTAAGTATGTAATCCTGTAGAGGAAACCGTTAGTCTGACGAGCGCGAGCCCGGGGTTGCTGTGAAATCCGGAGAACGGTTGAGCCGCGCTCGTCGGACTGACGGCCGAACCCCGAGGGGGGCGAGCCCGTACTACGTTTGGTGAAATCCGTCTGCCGAATGAGCCACTCACCTCGGGCCCCACCCCCTTCCCTCCTCGGTTTTTACCTCGTGCCGATCGGCTATACCGTAGTAGTCGATGAGGAAGATCGTCACGTCCGAGCACGTGCGTTCCGCAGGCCAGGCGCTGGAGCCCGGCGCCCTGCTGCTCAAGGCGTTCGACGCCGAGGTCAAGGCCGCGGACGGGGACCGCCGCTGGCGCTTCACCATCACGACCGGTAACCCCGACCGCGAGCGCGACGTCATCGCGCCCGACGGCTGGCAGCTCGAGGGCTTCATGCGGAACCCCACCGTCCTGTGGGCGCACGACTACACGATGCCGCCCGTCGGGGTAGCGCGCACCATGGAACGGGTCGAGAATGCGCTGGTCAGCGAGGCCGAGCTCGTGGACCCCGCCGCCTACCCGCTCGCAGGCACGATCGCGGCCCTCCTGAAGCTGGGGGCCCTGCGGGCCACGTCCGTGGGGTTCCGGCCCCTCACCTGGAACTACAACGAGGAGCGCAAGGGCGTCGACTACCTGACGCAGGAGCTGCTCGAGTACTCGATCGTCCCGGTCCCCGCGAACGCCGAGTGCCTGGTCGAGGCGCGGGCCGCGGGCCTCGACGTCGAGCCCCTGCGCGAGTGGGCCGCCAAGGCGCTGGAGCGCTTCGCGGCGCCCGAGCCCGCGCTCCTCGACGCCTCGGCGGTCCGGTACGTCCGGGCCGTCCTGGACGCCGCGGGCCGCCCGACGAACGTCTTCTACTCCGCGCCGGCACCGGCCGGCGACCCGGCGAGCGGGCAGAGTGCCGAGACGGCCGCCCCTCCCGTGGACCCGCCGGCCGAGGCCACCGCGAAGGCCAAGCAGCCCGAGCACGATCCCGAGGACTGCGACGAGAGTGGGTGCCCGATGCGCGGGACCGAGGGCGAGGTCGCGGACTGCACGCACCGCGGGTGCCCGATGCAGAAGCGGACTCGTGGCAGCATCCAGAAGGGCATGGTCCCGAAGGGCTACGCCGGGTACGAGACGAGTGGCTATACGCAGCCCGCGAAAGGCATGACCTCGCCTGAGCACGTCCACGACTACGCACTGTGGGTCTACACGACCTCAGCAGGCGTCACGACGTTCGATGGTGGCCGCGCGTTCGATATCGCGGACCACAATCACCGGATCACCGAGGCGAGCCTCTCGCGCGGCGAGACCGAGCCGAGCGACGGGCACATGCACCGCCTGATGGCGGTCTCGGCGGCCCCGGCCGGCGAGGTCATCCAGATCCCGGCCGCCGCGGAGCCGGGCGCCCAGAAGGGCGTCTCGCCCCCGAGCCCCGCCGACTACGGGGTGGCAGAGGAGGGCGCGGCCTGGAGCGCCCCGGCGCTCGAGGACTTCACCCGCAAGCAGTGGGAGAACCTCGACGAGGCGGACCGCCGCCGGGTCGCGCGGCACTTCGCGTGGGCCCGGACGATGCCGCCCGAGTCGTTCGACGACCTCAAGCTCCCGCACCACCGCGCCGGCGACGGGGACGTCGTGTGGTCGGCGTGCCGCGCCGCGATGGGCGCCCTGATGGGGGCGCGCGGCGGGGTCGAGATCCCGGAGGAGGACCGCCCGCGCGTGTACCGGCACCTCGCGGCCCACTACCGGGAGTTCGACAAGGAGCCCCCCGAGATGCGCGCCTACGCGCCCGAGGAGCTGGCGGCGCTGTGGCCCGCGCCCAGGACCGCGAGGGTCGGGGCGATCGGCGAGGTGGAGCTGGAGTGGCTGCTGAGCGACGCCGAGCGGGAGTTCGACCTCGAGGCGCTGCTGGGCGACGCGGCAGACGCCGAGCTGACGACCGAGGAGATCGCGCAGGCGCTCCGGGAGGCGCTCCCGGCGCTCGTCGAACGGGCGGTTGGCGGAGCGATCAGCAGGGCGCGCGGCAGGCTGGACTAGAGAGACCAAAGAGAGAAGGCGGAGGAGCCCGAACATGACCAAGGAGCAGAAGGACCTACTGGTCGCGACCATCAAGGACATCTGCGGCCCGATCGTCGCGGAGACCGTCGAGGCGGCGGTCAAGGCGCAGGTCGACCCGATCCGCGCGCAGCAGACCGACCTCGTGAGCCGCCTCGCGGGGGCCGGGCAGCGGGAGCCGGCGCGCGAGCGGCCGTTCGAGGAGAAGGGCCTGGACTTCGCGACCTGCGTGCGCGCCACCGCGGCCTCCAAGATGCGGGGCGCGGGCGTGGACGGCGCGATCGGGATCCTCAAGATGTGGAACCGCCCGGACCTCGCCGAGAAGTGGAGCGAGGCCCGCGAGAAGGCGCTCGCGGCGGGCGACGCCACGGCGGGCGGTTTCCTGGTGCCGACGCAGTTCAGCCAGGAGGTCATCGAGTTCCTGCGGGCGCGCGCCGTCATCCGGCGGCTGAACGCCCGGACGATCCCGCTCCCGACCGGCACGCTCAAGATCCCGAAGCTGAGCGGCGGGGCGACGGCCTACTACGTGGGCGAGAATACGAACGCCACCAAGAGCGAGCCCAGCACGGGCCAGCTCACGCTGACGTTCAAGAAGCTCGTGACGCTGGTCCCGATGTCGAACGACCTGCTCCGGTACTCGAGCCCCGGCGCCGACGCGATGGTGCGGGACGACGTCGTGAACGCCATGCGGGTCCGCGAGGACGCGGCCTTCATCCGGGACGACGGCACGCAGTCGACGCCGCGCGGCCTCCGGTACTGGGCGCACGCCGA